CATTTGGAGAGGAACATAAGGACAATAGAAGAGTCCAGCGTCATAAGGTGAAGAACCCTTATAACCAACAACATAATACTGGTTACCTGGGGTTGCGTTAGCAGAAGTCAGGTTAGCAGCATATGGGTCGATGTAGACACGGAATTTGCCCATCAGAGTACCAGCAAAGGTGTTGCCGGTATCATCAACGTTGAGGTTAGCGTTGAGTGCAGGGGTGTAGTCGAGAACACCAGCCATGGTCAGTGCTGAAGCAACGTCAGCAGAGCACAGGATGATGTTGCCCTTTCCGCGACGAGTTCTTTGTGCGATTGCGTTAGCATCACGCTCGATTTGGAACAGGAGACCCTTGAACTTCTCAACAGACCAACGACCGTTTGAATCAACGTCGAGGTCAAAAGTACCAGCAGTAGCAACGTTTGCCTGAGCACCAGCTTCAGCAACGTTATAGATGGTACGGATAACTTCGCGGTTGATTTCAGCGAGGATCTCGGTTGAAAGAATGTTGGCAAGTTCTGCCTCAGCATTCAGACCGTGAATCGCCTTGAGGTCTTGAGCGAGCTCAAGTGAGTACTCAGCCTTCAGAGCGCGTGACTTTGCAGTAACGGTGACTTTCTCGATTGAGAATGCCATCTCGTTGAATGCAACACTGGAACCGAGGTTCTCAGCGTCACCAGTGTACATACCACCACTCAGGGTGTATGGAGTTGCAGGTGAAGCATTCAGCAGACCAGGGTTGGTTCCGCTCTGAGCAGCGGTAGTACCGATACCAGCACCACCAGCGTAGTCGCTACCCTGAGTCAGGGTGTTAGTTGCGTTCTGTGCAGAGAAGCGAGTATCTGCTTCGTTGAACAGTGCTTCAGCGCCAGACTGGTTGGTGTAGCGTGAACGCATTGCGAAGATCAGTCCAGTAGGACCGTTCATTGGTTGAACGCCAGCCAGGTCATATGCGACCAGGTTAGGCATTGCACGGCGGATCAGAGAGATCAGAACAGGGTCGAAACCTGCTACAGGACCGCCAGGGGTTGCACCACCACCAAAACCACCACCAGCACCAGTGCCGTTAGCAGAGTTGGTTGGAGCTTCGGTCAGGAATGAACCTGACTGTGCAAAGGATTGCTCCTCTCTAAGGAATTTCTCTTGGTTTTCGAGCAGGACAGCGGTTACAGCTCTTCTGTGTGAATCTTTGATAGGATCAAGACCCTCATAGTTCAGAAGGGGAGCCCACTTTTCCTGCAGATGCTCGTTATTGAACATTTGCGTTTACCTCTTTAAAAAGTGTGTTTGTTTAATGTTAATTTCAGTTTTTGGGCGAAGTAACTGAAAGAGCTTTTAGATAAGCATTCATTGAATCTGAGTAATACTCAGGAGCAACGTCTACTCCTTCAGAAAGAGTTTCAGTTTTTGCCTTTGGAGAAACTGCCTTTGAAGGAAAATATGATTCCTTCAGAGTTTCCAGTTTTTCACGATATTGTGCCTCACTTTCAAACTCAACACTTTCGGCAAGTGAAGCGAGCTTATCTTTCTGAGAAAGTGCTAGACCCTCAGAAATCTCATCAAAGATTCCTTCTGCAACCGACTCTGCGAGACGCTTGTTCAGATGGATATTTTTCTCAATTTGCTCGTTGAGTTTTTCTTCCATTTCATCAAGTTTTTCTACCATGCTATGGAGTACATCATATTTCTCTTCAGGGATTGTTACATAATGTTCTTCAAAAAGACCTTTCAGACCTGAAAGGAATGACTCAGAGAGTTCTTCCTTCAGACCTTGCTCAACTGCTAGTTGATTCTCGGCCATCCATTCATCAGCAACATACTCTAGGTATGCATCGACACGCTCTTCAAGAACGGTCTTAATTTCAGCAACCTCTTCAACAAGGCGCTCTTCATATTGAGCCTCTAGTGACTCCTTAATATCCGAAACCTTGCTTCTGAGAGCGGCTTCGAAAATAGTTTTTGCCTTCTCTTGAAACTCCTCAGAAAGTTCCTCACCGGAAAGAAGTGCATTGACATCTTCTTCAATGTCAAACTCTTCCTTCATTTCATCTTCATCCTCTTCCTCTTCTTCGTCCTCTTCTTCTTTCTTACCTTTCTTCTTACCCTTTTCTTCCTCTTCCTTTTCCTCGGCTTCGGAAACTACCTCTTCATCTTCGAGTTCTTCTTCATCAACAAGATCCTCATCCTCATAATCTTCTTCTTCCTTAACAGCGCCAGGCTTTAAGTGACCCATCGCATCTGCTGCCTTAGCGCCCTTATTGACAACATTCTTAACTTGCTTAAGAGATGCGCCAGGTGTCTTAAGGTGAGCAGACTCATCATCTGGTCTGTAGTTGTCTGGAGTAGGACCTCCAAGATCTTCCCAACTGCCAGTTTGACCATCAACCATTACATTAGAAGCATTGCTTCCTGCTTTAGGCATTGGATCTGCTGCCTTAGCATTAGCATTAACGGCAGTTTTGGATTGCTTTGTGCCTACTTCCATTTCTTGTAATTGTGTACCACGAGACATTTGAACTCTCCGATTTACCTTTATTAAATCTATATTTATTTATAATATGATAAATTACACTAATTATAGTGAATTTAAGAAATCATTGAAGAGTTTAATTTTATGCTCTTCAAGTTTTCTTTGATCGACTAAAGTGTTAATTCTTTTTCTAGTGTTCTCAGCAAGTTTTTCACGTAGAACACCACCATCCCAAATCCATTCCTTTCCTTCCATAATTCCCTGAACAAAAGCGTCAGGAGCGGAAGGATCTGCTACGATATCAGCAGCAGTTGCAAGCATAAAGTCTTCACCAACTTCCTTATATCCTTCTCTGGTTTCTCTCAATGAACCAATTCCACGAGAAGAAACACCAAGAGTTACTCCATCACTTAAAAGAGATTCTGCAATCTTTCCCATTGGAGTTGACAGGATTTGAGCCTTACCAATGAAGTTGTTACCTTCACGTTGAAGTTCTACAATCTTGTGAGAAACTCTATCCAAGTTAACTGTTGGGCCATCTGGATGACCAAGTTCTCCTAGAGCACGACCTTTTTGAACATACTGCTCATTGTATCGGTTAACTTCTCTTTCCATTACAGGCATACGGTATACTCTACCGTTTCTGTTTACCTGCTCTGCCTGAAGAAAAATTCCTTTGATAAAAAGAGATTTTTTACCATCAGATTCTTCAGTGAGAACCTCTACTTTTTCGATTTCTTCTCTGATTAGTTTCATTGTTTTAGTTGGTAAGTCCTACTTTTGATGCCTTAATTGCTGAAGATGTCCAAATAACATCAGATGGAAGTTTTTCTAAAAATTCAATGGAACTCGCAGGCATTGAAAAATAATTAGTAGATGCTGCTCCAACTACAGTCGAAACACCAACAGTAACTATACCTGCAGTATTATTATGAAGTCTCACACAACTAGCACTACTAATGCTAGTTGCAGTCCCAGCCGTTGTGCTTGTAGCAACTTCAGTTTCAATTATTTTTGTTCTTTGCATTGGTATAATAAAGACCTTATAAGTTATTTATTATTTAATCAAGTTAGATCATAAAAACTAATTGCACCAATACAATCGGCGTTTCCATTTATTGCTCTTACTGCTAAAGTTAAAGTGTCGCTTACTTTTGCTTGAGTTCTTCCAAGTTGCAAATCCCAATTATAATTACTTTCCACGTTCAGTGGAACATCTGATTTGTTTGCTGATGAAACAAAGTCATTAAATACAATCTTTCCTCCACTCAAAGTGGTTGCATCTACATTATATTGAGCATTTGGTGTGTTTACTGCGGTCCAATTTGTTGCATTTATTGATGCGTTTTTAATTAGTGCCACTTCCAATAATGCTGTTGCAGCAGAACTACCTATGAATGCAAATGATTTTGGAAGAATAATCGCTTCTTCTCTTCCTGGAGTTAAACGAATAGTTACAAGTGGATAAAATGAGGTAGATGATACATTAACTGTAGTAGTTCTTCTAGCAATATCTCTTTCTGTAAGTTTTTCATATCCACCATTTGATTGTACAGAAACGCAAATTTGTTTCATTGTAGATGGTGAAGTTGTTATGCCCGTATTTAAAATTTCATAACGAAGTGGTAAATTTGCGGTGGTCATATAAACACTATCAATTTTATTTGAATGGTTAAATTGATGTGCTGGAATAAATCTTCCATCAATAGCAAATCCAACTCTTACGGAACCAACACCCAACCATTCATACTCACTAAAAAGAATTTGTGCTTTTGAGATGTCTAATTTAATTCCAGTTGGATTACTTGTACTAAATCCAGTTCCATCTAAAGTATCAATGTTCCATTGAGATTGTGGAATTACAACTGTTGTAGTAACTCCTGAAATTGATGTTCTTTTAACAAAATTAATTTGAGAACCATCAAGTTCTAACATTACACCATTTTCTGACGATGCATATCCAACTCTTTGGATAAGATTATTTTGAGAAGGATTGAAAACAAATGTTTGAAGAATTTGTAACGCTTTTCCTGGTTGATATGAAAAAATTCTTTTACTTTCTCTTATAACAGAACATCCTGCAGTTGTTCCAATTCCTAGTGTTGCACTACTTTGAGATGTAATAAAACCAACAGTAGACCCCGTACCAACAATTACATCATCAAAATCTCCATTTTGAGAATAACGGTGAGAACTATCAAATAAGGTATATGCATTTGAGACTTTTAATCTTCCAAAAAGATCTCCGGAAAATCCCTGGCCCAATGGATCAAAAATATATCCACGCCTGTCTGCTTGCATGAAAACCTCAAAGAGGCTTCGTTCCTGATTTAAATAATCTTGTGTAGTTATATTCCACTGAGCCATTATTAATCAATCCATTCCAACTTTGAAGGGTGGTATCTTTGTGTATTTTTGATGTTAATATTTTTTTCCATTACTGGATAAATTTGATGAACAACTGCTCCTGGATATTCATTTTGTAGTTGTTCACCAAGTTCCTGTTTAGATGGAACACCAGTTTTGGTTGTTAGTTCCATCCTGTAAAGACTACCATTCCACAAAACATCTGCAGAATATTCTTCTCCAACTTGCTGTGGTTCTGGTTGAGAATTAATATAAAGATTTCCGTTGAAGTCTCCGGAAATGTTTACTGATTCTGAGATGAATTGTCTGAAAGATTTCATTCTTCCTCTTCGGTTTCGCTATTGAACATTGAAACTGCTACTGTAGGACGGAACTCGTCAATTTTTTCTGCAGATTTTGTAAAAAGAAGTTCTTTAATCTTGTCACTAATCTGCGAAGGAGATTCGTCAGCCGCAATCATATCTAAAAGATCATCCATTTTAATACCTATCAATAATCGTTTTTATTTATATTTCGCCGCCCTTGGGCATTTCTGCAATTTTTCCATCTGCCTCAGTAGAAGCACCTTGAGAATCTAAATTTGGTTCCATAACTGGTTGACCTAGATCCATAGAAGCAGTTCCTGGTTCAATCGGCATACCTGTTGTGGGATCTACAGGAATACTTGGATCTGGAATAATACCGTCTTTAATTTCT